AAAAAAGATTACACAAACAGGATTTCGTGGCTGCGAAAAGAATAAAAAAGGATTTTTAGCTAAGATATCTTTTGAGGGAAAACGACATTATTTGGGTTATTTTAAAAATTTAATTGATGCGGCTAGGGCTTACAATGAGAAGGCTTCAGAGCTACATGGTGAATTTGCAGTTTTAAATGTCATACCAGAACAACTTTAATTTAGTACAAGATTTACTGGATAATAATCCAGACCAAGTAAGGTTTGACTGCCCCGTATGTGGCCGTCATAAATCTTTAGCTATTTATAAAAATGGTTCTGATATAGCATATAATTGTTTCGGAGCTACTTGTAGCTTAAAGGGAAGACAGCGCCAGAAACTAACAATTGAGAATATTTATGCCCGAAGAGAAGAGAAATTATCAGAAAACTTGGAATTTGTATGTCCAGACTACTTCTTATCGGGACTTAATCGAGAAGAAGTCCGTAGATATCTTCAATCGGTTTATTGTTTTGAGGCAGCAGTTGAAGGTAAAGTACAAATAAGATATGATCCTAAACAGGATCGAGCAGTGTTTTTGATATATGAAGATGGGAAGTTAGTTAACGCAACTGGTCGAGCTTTATCTAAGGGAGTGCAACCTAAATGGTACAAATACGGGCATCAAAATCACCTGTTAGTTTGCGGAAACAAGGACCACGCTATAGTAGTCGAGGACTGTGCATCCGCAGTACGAATTTCAAAATGGGTAACAGGTATCGCTCTACTCGGAACAACTTTGGCACAATCTGGTATTATAAAACTTAGAAAGTATAAAAAGGTAATGTTAGGACTTGACAAGGATGCATTAAAGAAAGCAATTCATATGCAACGAGAACTTGAATTTTTTGCTGACGTATCTACAGTATTTCTTGATGAAGATTTAAAGAACCTCGATGATCAACATTGTATTGATTTATTGGGTAGACATATTGATTTAGAAATAGTTGAGGAACTGTGATGAATATTCCAGAATTTCCCGGATTATTTTGCAAAGATAGAAGAATTTATATTCTCACTGAACTGATCAATTCTATTCTTGCTGGCGCAGTACTGACAGATGCCCACAAAGAGACACTTAAAGATTTTCCAAATTGTATTGAGGTTCTTGAGTATTTTGCTCAGAAATATAAGGATAAAACAGCGCCTATAAGGATGCACTTTACTCCTGGGCCGGAAGCAGAACTAGAAGCGTTTGCAGCAGAAATTCTTCGAATTGAAAAGGAAATTGAAAGTGGGAATTTTGAAGAATTTCATGATTTGGATAGCGTCTTTAAGTCTATGTAAATTTGGCCATCATCCATTTCGTATTCGTAAGATGCATTGCTCAATTTGTAAATGTTGCCGAACAATACAGGAGTACCATGTCTAAAAAACTATGCCCGGTGTGTAAGGGTTCCGGCATGGAAGAGATAAAAGATTGGGGTGCAGTGTATTCTAAAATCTGCCGTAGATGTAACGGCAGCGGGAAATTAGATAGAACAGATAACAGGAAGAAAGATAATGAATAAGCAGCAGCAACAAAAGACACTAGCAGAAGCTGTTTATTATTTGAATGACGCTATCATTAACTGGTCCCGCTCTGGCACAACACGATGCAAGATACCAGATCACTACAAAGAAGTATTGCCTCAGATATATGATTGGGCAGTCGCAATGGGCTACAAAATTAATGGGAATTACATAGAATGGCAACTGTAACTAAAGAAAAATTGCTTGATGATATTCGCTGGAAGCTTCATGCTTATCCAGATGAATTTGTAATTAAATCGAATCATGAATTGTTACATATTTCGGGAATAACTATATCGCGTCCTGGTGCGTCTTTTTCTTGGACAAAGTACGATGAAAAAAGATATAATGATTGCGGAATGTCTATCGATGCAGTCTACTATCATATGGTTGGAGAAGAATTGTGGAATGCCTGGAATGCATGTCATATCTACCTTGAAGAAAAAGCAGAACTCAAAGCCTTGAATAAAACAGTTCGTAGACTATATAATATCAAATGGTGGCAGAAGTAAAGGAATTTAATTGAGTACAGAAGCATTACAGCTTCTGAAATTATCATTAAGTCATGAGTTATATGAGCAATATAAGAGCCTATTTCTGGATGAATTTTTTCCAAGGCCAATTGATAAACTCTGGAATGTAATTAAAGAAGCTCACGAAGAATACAAACGTGATGTAACCGAGGATGAAGTCCTAGCTCTTGTGTTTGCCAAGAATGGCACTCTTACAACAGCTATGAAAAACAACCTTGGTGAGCTATTAGAAGATGTTAAGCAGCTATCAGCAATTGGTAATGAAGTTGCCTTAGAGGTACTAAAGGCTGCGCATAAACGGGAACTCGGTCGGGCCATAATCGAGGAAAGTTATTCCTTGATTGAGGGCAGGGATTTTGATCAATCAAAAGTTCAGACTTATATTGATCAAATATCGGATGGATGTATTTCCAAAGACCATATTGAAGAAGTTCCCACTTCAATTGAAGCTCTGCTACAAGAAATAAATAATGGAAAAGGCTGGAGTTTCAATCTAAAATATCTCCATGAAAAGATTCCTCAAGTTCGCCCCGGTGAATTTGCAGTATTTTTTGCCCGTCCTGAAATCGGCAAAACAGCATTCTGGATTAGCTTAGCTTGTGGTGCTGGCGGATGGTGTGATCAAGGGGCTAATGTTTATGCCCTATGCAATGAAGAATTTGCCAAGCGCAATATGGCTCGTGCTGTATCCTGCGCCTCAAGTATGACATGGGATGAAATTAAAGCTAATCCCGTGGAGGCACAGAAGCGTTGGCAAGATGTGTCCAGTAAAGTCCATATGTATGACACATTGGACTGGACACTGGATGATATTGATGCATTTTGTGCTGATCGAGAAATTGATATTTTAATTATTGATCAGCTTGATAAGTGCAGAACAAATGGACCTAAAGATCAGGCCAATCATGAAAGGCTTGGAGATATTTATACTCGTGCGCGAGAGATTGCCAAGCGTCACAATTGTTTTGTTGTGGCTATTAGTCAGGCAAGCAATGACGCACAAGGATTAGATACTATTGATTTTAGTATGCTTGAGGGATCAAAAACACGTAAAGCTGCGGAGTGTGATTATGCTATTGGTGTTGGCCATAACAGCATCATAGAGCAGTCTGGCAGTAATAATGATGTCAATTTCCGTCTTATTACTGTATCGAAGAATAAGGGTACTGGCTGGCACGGATCAGTAGCAGCTAGAATTGATCCTCTTAGGTCTAGATATTTAGATTGTGAGCAGATGGTGAAATGAGAAGAAAAAATCAAGATGCTTATAATGCTGCCAAACGAAAGAAATACGCGGAAGATTTAGCTTATAGAAACAAAGTAAAGCAGCAAGCCAGCGATTATCATTTTTTGCACTATTACTCGGAAAATGGAGAATATAGAAAGAAACAATTAAATAGTCATATTAAAATTAAAAAAGAATTGCCTATAGAAAAATTACTTTTCAGAAATATTGAAGCTTCTGCTAAGAGAAGAAATATAGAATTTAATTTATCTATTGATGATATATTTGTCCCTAAAAATTGTCCTCATTGCGGCATTGAATTGAGAAAATATATTGGAGAGAAGAGAAGAGGGCCTGATGCCTACTCTATTGATCGTATAGATAGCTCACGAGGCTATGTAAAAGGGAATATACAAGTGGTGTGCTGGCGAGCCAATCATTTAAAGAGCGACGGGACGCTGGAAGAATTTGAAAAATTAGTTGATTGGTTGAAAAATGTACAAATTAGTTCTTGATATCGAAACTAGCACGCAATGGACCGATGACGGACGCACAGATAGTACACCATATCATCCGGATAATTTCATCGTATCTGTTGGATGGCGATTATTTAATGGTGAAGGGTTTGAAGATACTGGCTACATATTTTATGATGATCTTGCTTTTAAAGATGTAATCCAGGATTGTTTAGATAGCGCAGATTTACTCATAGGACATAACCTAAAGTTCGATCTTAATTGGTTAAAACAGTGTGGATTCATGTATGACGGCCGCATTTTCGACACTATGCTGGCCGAGTATTTGTTAGCTCGCGGACAAAAGTGGCAACTTAGTTTAGAAGCCTGTTGTAAACGACGCGGCGTGCAGGAGAAAAAATCTGATCTTATTTCGGACTATTGGAAGAAAAAGATTGGTTTTCAGGACATGCCGCGTGACTTAGTAACGGAATACGGAATTGGAGATATTGAATCTACTTTTCAGTTATATGAAGTTCATCAGGAGTTATACAAGAGAGACAGGAATAAAGGACTTATTCCTACACTAGAAATGTCTTGTGAATTTTTAACTATGTTATTGAAAGTGGAATCCAATGGAATTTATATTAATGGTAATGCTTTACGCGTTATTGAATTGGACTATTTGGAGGAAAAGCAAAGGCTTATTCGAGAAATTGATTCTATTTGTGTTCAATTGCTCGGTGATACCCCTTATAATCTTAATTCTCCACAACAATTGTCCGAGATTATTTATTCTCGTCGAATAGTTAATAAAAAATTATGGTGCGATACTTTTAATCTTGGTTTAGATGAAAGAGGAAAACCTTTACGTAGACCTAGATTGTCTAGTAAGGACTTAAGGAGTGAAATACTTGCTAATACTACTCAAATATATCGTACTGTTGCACATCAATGTTCCGATTGTGGCGGTAGTGGGCGCATCCATAAACTCACAAAATCTGGACATGCCTACAAGAATCTCCCTAAATGCCAAAGCTGTGGCGGTTCTGGCATTATTTATGATGATACTAAGGTCATTGCTGGACTTGGATTAGGTCCTAGAAATGTTCGCGATTTAACCTCCAATGGATTTTCCACTGATAAGGAAATGCTGGAGTACTTGGCACGATTGCCCAAGACTTCAGAAATTGGTAAGAAACTTTTAAATGGGCTGATACGACTAAATGCTGTGGAGACATACCTTAGTAGCTTTGTTGGAGGCATCCGTAGAGCTACACGTGCTAATAAGATTTTGCATTTTAACCTCAATCAATGTGTTACCGCTACTGGTCGTCTATCGTCATCTGATCCCAATTTCCAAAATCAGCCTCGTGGACTTACTTTTCCTGTTAAGCGGTGTGTTCGCAGCAGATTTGTTGGAGGACATATTGCTGAAATTGATTTTTCCCAGTTGGAATTTCGTATTGCAGCAGAGTTAGCACAATGCAAAGTAATGGAGAAGGAGATTAAAGATGGAGTTGATGTTCACAAGTTCACAGCCTCTACTCTTACAAACGCTGGACAACCTACTTCTAGGCAGGAAGCTAAGCCTAAAACCTTCAGACCCCTCTATGGAGGGAAGTCCGGGACTCCCGCAGAAGTCGCCTACAATAAAGCGTTTATGGGTAAATACACAGGACTGGCCTCTTGGCATGATCAGCTATTATCCACAGCATGTTATACGCATATCATTACCTTGCCAAGCGGACGGGAGTTTCATTTTCCGAATGCCTACAGAACGCCCTCTGGTTGGGTAGATGGTGAAACACAGATTAAGAACTTCCCGGTACAAGCTACAGCAACTGCTGATATTGTACCAATTGCTTGCATTCTATTGGATAAATATTTTGAAGAACATAAAGTACAGTCTCTCATTATCAATACAGTCCATGATAGTATCATTGTTGATATTTATCCTGGCGAGGAAAACTTAGTTCTTGATTTGATGGTTAGGGCTTGTATGAATGTCAAGAAAGAGTTTTTCCGTAGATATCAATATGAGATTACAATTCCTCTTGGAGTTGAGGTTAAGATGGGCAAGACTTGGTTGAGTATGAAGGTTGTTCGAGAAGTTGATGAAGTTAAGGAGAAATGGGAATGAGTAAAGAGTTTAAATGGATTGGTGTAGATTTAGTGGATCAGATTGAATGCAGATGCGGATGGAAAAGTAAATCTTATTTTGATGGTCAAGTATGGGCGTACCGGGATTGGCAGGAGCATGCAAAAAGTCATTATTGCAAACCAGCTATGCAAAATATTAATAGCTCTACTACTTGAAATTTAGAAATTAATCACTACCTATATATTATAATTACTCATATAAGGAGAAAACATAATTGAGTACAGCACTAGCAACTTTGGATAAAGATACTTCGTTTGATGAGATTGCACGAATTACGGGTCAGTCTCAGGATCGCGCAGTAAAGAGTTTTCTGCCGCGCTTTAAGATTAACAAGGATTTTGAAACTGATGAAGGTGTTCAAATTCCCCCTGGCACCTATGCCCTAACTCTTGATACGGGCACCGTATATGCTAAAACGGCAGCCTTTCGTCCATTCATTAATGCTTTCCAGTATCAGATTTATGATGAGCCTACTAACACGTATCCCAACAAGACTATCATTTTCAAAACATGGTCTGAGGAAGCTATTGATGAGAAGGGCACAGTTAAGTGTGGTAAGGTAACTGGTAAGGCTAAGGACAAGCTTACGGAGGAACAAGTTGCAGCACAGAAGATTATCAAGTGCTATCGTAATGTTTACGGCACTGTTACGCTTACGGGTAATAATGAAAAGGGTGAAGAGGTTGTTGTAGAGAATGAGCCGTGCTTGTGGCGAGTTTCTGGCAGTGCCTTTCAGCCTATTGGTGATGCTCTTGATATTGTGACTGCTAGTAAGCGTCCTTATTTTGCTGCGGAACTTGATCTTAATGCTCCACAGCGCCAGAAGAAGGGTGCGACTATTTATTACACTCCCGTAATCAAGACTAATTCCAAAGTCATTCCGTATGCT